GGTCATGTGAGCGCCAAACACCAACCAGCCCCATCCTGCCAGGGCCATAAGCCATAGCAAGTATGTCATATGATCTTGCCCAACACGCCGTAGATTAATCGATCCAGTTCTTGCTGGTAATCGTGGTTGCCCAGTCGACGCTTGTGCCAGATTGATTCCAGCAACAGTCGCATCTCATCAGCATCCACACCCTTGGTGTTATAGCCTACGCCACGGTTCTCCAACTCTTCGATCAGGTCGTCGGTTTCGAACTCCGACATGTCGACATCAACTTCAACTTCTGTGTAAATGGTTTTATATGTCACGGTTTTTCTCCTGCTTCAAAAGCGATTATCAAATTCTGCTAGATGCTGTGTGATGATTTTATATAACTCACGGGCATCCGTGGGGTATGGTTGATCGGAATGCAAAACGCCATCACACAATCTAAAACTCTTGCTCATCGCATAGTTGAGGTAAGCATGTAATTTCCAATCATTTGGTATAACACAGGGACGATCAGCACATGCATGAGCCACTATATTGTTTGCTTCTGTATATAGTTTATACCCTTGATTCCTGCTTAAAAATTCTTCCCATAGATCATACAGTGAAGAATCATAAACAAAAGTCAAGTTTACGAATTCACTGATCTGTTGCAGTTCTTTGATAAATTTCACAAAATCAAAAAAACAAGCAAAATCAAACTCAAACACCGGAAGATCTGTTTGCGGATAGCAGGTTGTGTGATCAAAATCACGCTCACTTAATTTGGCAAACCAGTTGCTCTTCAACTGCCACTCTTCGGTTGCATCTGATAGCATAACATCACGATGGTATTGTTTTATTTTTTCAGCATCGAAGTCATATTGATGAGCGGCATCGGGATGGCATCGATAATAAATATTAGTCAATAACACAAAATCTAATCCTGGATCGTGCCGAATAAAAATAACTTGCTCAGTTCCTGTATCCCATGGATACTCAAACGATGAGTAATGACCGCAGTGGACTGCTTTGCTATTCTGATATTCTGTATACATGTTTATTCTGTCTACTGCACCCGAAGATAGGAATATGCTATCAAGTTTAACACCGCGAAAAACATAGTGATTGATTACATATTCTAAAAAATGTCCGTGCAACCCTGGTGCAAAATCCAATGCGATCATTTACATCTTTTCGTTTGCTTCAAATCCTCGGAATCGCACAAATCGAGGAAACCTCAAACTGTAGGTTCCGTCTTGGTTTTGCGTGACTGCGTCAGCTTCGACTTCAACCACATGGTCAAGCAATGTATCGCGTGAATCCCAATACCGCTGGCGATCATCGTCGCTAAAACCGCTACCAACATTGACTCTGATGTTTCGTTCATTGTCTACTCCTTCACAGATTATAGCACCCAAGCGGTCACTATTGCGACCAGTTCCTTGTTCAAACCCCACGATATTGAGATCAACTGTTATGGTGGGCTTCCATTTCATCCAGAAGTCCGATCGCTTGCACTCGTAAGGTGCATCCAGATTCTTGATCATGATGCCTTCGAATCCGTTCTTCACAGCGTCTTGGGCATAACGATTCATCTGATCATGGCCCTCTGCTGTGTCCAGATCCACTTCATGCCCGGACATCACACGCAAACAATCAGTCTTGTCAAATCTGTTTCGCAGATTCTCCACCCACTCCAAGCGTCGGCTCTGGCGGGTATTACAATGCCCTTCTTTGAACTCAGCCAACGGGATCAGATCAAACACATGATATACCATGCCTTCGGTTTGAGCATCGTTCTTGCGATGTGCTTGACGCATGAGTTTCTGGAAACTCTCGCCCACGATCTCGCCATCCAACACCACCCCATTTGGTCCCAGGGCAGCCTTGTCGATTCCGTTGGCCACCTTCATCAACGCATCTGCGATGTGTGGAAAGTTCCCAAACTCTTTGCCGTTGCGGCTGTACAAGGTCACGCTGACGGGAGTGACCACTGCCAACACCCGCACACCATCCAGTTTGACTTCCAGGCGTTTGATGCCTTTCATCTTGGCCGGACGATCAGTTGAGTCCTGTGCCAACTGGCATGAGAACACCGGAATGCGATATTGTGTTTTTCCTAACACCTTGTTCAGAGTTTTGTCTGTGATGCCACAGCGAAGGTCTTTGCGGATCACTGGCACACATACCAAGTTCCACTCATCGCTGTCGAACTCTTCGCTGATGCTCTTGATCATGTCTCTGGCTGCATGGCCACTGGTGCTGCGAGTGCGTAGTGCTTCCAACAGGCCCCAGAACCTGGGCCACGGATTGGCACGACCCGTGAGTCCTGTGGTCTCGGACAGTTGCTTTACATGGAAGGTATAGAAGGGATTGTAGGCTTGATAGCAGTTGAACAAAAAAGCCTGTGCATCGGCACTGCCAAGTTTTGCGGCCATCAAGGCTTTTTCAATAACCTTTTCCTTGTGGATGCGGCTGTCGGATTCAGCCAGTTCCGTTATCCAGCCAGACGACATGGTGCCCTCATAGCGTGGATCATCAATGTCGTATGTGAATTCATTTGTCATATTTACTTCCGTTGTTGCTTGGTCAATGCACATACAAACAGGAACTGGTCGTAGGCTGCTTTCACTGCCTCATTGGTCAATAGGTTGGCGGCTTCTTGTTCCAATGCCTTCAAGCCTGCTTGGGCGATCTACCAGGAACTGGCTCCATTCAATGTGGCAAGTTCATCACCAAACTCTCGGGCCAACTTCTTCCATGCTCGTTGTTGGCCCAGTGTGATAGGAGTTTGCTTGGGTTTCATTTCACTGGCCTTTTGCATGGCTTGAATCATAGCATCCTCGGCCACACGAGCGGCCGCAATCAAGGCAGCATAATCAGGATCGATGTTGTATCTGCGACTCTGCCCACCTGGATAGCATATCACGAGATGGCTGCCTTTGCCGAAACTATCGATCAAGTCACTATCGTATTCGCTCACAGGTTTATATCTGCCACCGACCTTTTCGTAATAGACTTTTGTTACCATGAGCTGTTGTAGAAAACTTTAAGACCCAAGAACGCTTCAGCCTTGGCTTCGCGCACGAATTTCAAATCGTGTTCTCGATAATGATCGTCAGCATCGTTGCCGAAAAAGAACCCCGAGGTGTCTGGTAGATTCTTGTCGCGGATATCCTGTTCCAACTGTTCAAGGTCGTCCCAGGTGAGTTCCAGTTCGTCGCCGTTGAAGTCGCCCGAATTGCCCTTGGATTCCCATAGACGATGCATCCAGCCATGCAGGTTAGGATGCTTGCGCCAATAAGCGATCTCGCGTGGCTCGGTCACACTGGGATTTACCATTGCACCCTTTTCTTTGTCCCACACCGCTTCTTTACTGAATTCTGCTTGGGCACCAGCCCGGGCAGCCACATACGCATACATGTCTAATCCCATTATTCATCATCCTTGCTTGTCACTACGCCATCTTTCAATGTTTTCAATAACTGGCGATTACGCTCGTCTTGTTCTTTGCGGCCTCGCTTGGTGTCAATGTTTCGATCAACAACCATGCGATCGTAATGTCTTGCCCACACGATACCTTGCATAAACTGATCAGCGCCTTCAAGTGAGCCGGCAAACAAAATAGCATCACGAGTGTAAATGGGCAATGAGTCTTGCCCCCAGGGTACCAATGCTACATTGTCCGCATCATAATCATCGTGCCTGTAAGGAGCAAACTTCATGCCCAGTATGAGTGCTCGGTCCTCGAGCTCTCGGATCTTTTTGATTGTGCTCCAGCCTGCCATGATGTTTACTTGGTGCCGTAAGCAGCCTGCATCAGTGCATCCACTTCTGCTTCAGTGACTTCCACAGGTGCTTTCACAGCCTTGGATTTCACTGCCTTGACTTTGACTTTGGAAACACGCACCTTCAAAGTGCGAGCGGGCTTGGCTTTGGCTCGAGGAGCCACCTCTGCGCGGAGTGCGTCCTGCACATCAGCGAAAGCAGGCAGGGTCAACAGATGTGCCACAGCACCTGCCTTGTCCATTGCAGACGGCAGTTCAACGATGTTGATGGCAGTGTCACCCAGTTTGGCCAGTTGTTTAGCACGAGCGTCAGAGTTAGCAAAACGAACCTTGACATCACCTTTGAGAACGGAAGTACCAGCGAAAGTAAAAAGCATAAAGCCTCCTAAAGTTAACGAATGAAATGTATTGTAAACGAAAAACGGTTACTGGTCAACCACATCAACCCAGATGTTGCGACCGTAAACATTGTCTACCACAAACCCGGGCGAGCAAGGGCAAGAGCAACCAGCGTATTGGCTCCACTTGACTTTGGTATCCGGATTCCACCCCAACTGCGTGAACAGTTTAGGCAGCACTTCTTTGCGGTAGACGGTGTGTGGGCGAGCCTTGCGGTTGGACAGATTCTCCAACAGCGACTCGCCTTGCGGGTGAACATAGATACGGGTCTTGCTGTATTTGCCATGTTGCTCACCAACTTGCACTTTTGCGATTTGCATCGGATGCTCCTTGCTGCGATGTAGTTCAATTAAAGTTTTCAGCTGCAATGTGTTCCAGGTCTTCCCCGTGGAAGTCAGTGTAGATGCCCAGCACATGCCATTGCAAGAACTCTTTGATTTGAGCATCTGTGGGGGTCACACCGCCGTAAATCTCGGCAGATTGTTTGATGTTGTTTATGATGTTCTTTGGGACGTTAATGGTAACTTGCATTTGGAACTCCTGTTTGTTGCTGTGTATGTGTGTATTATAGCAGTTCGAGCAATACCGGTCAACCGATTTTACCAACTTCAGTTGCGATTTCGTCTTCTGCTGGCATGCTTTCCAGCACATCATATACCATGCTCAACGGGATGCCCAAGCGACGAGCTATGCGAACAGGGTTTTCGCCCTCTGCCAACATCAGTTCGACTTCCATGTACAGATCTGACATCTTGCTCATTTTTGATTACCCTAAATAGTGAGTGTGTACGATTACAACAAGGGCCAGATAGGCACCAACTACGATCCCAACTAGCAAACCTAATAAAAACATCTCGTGCTCCTCGTTGCGTATGTCCATATTATAGCAGTTCGAGCAATACCGGTCAACGGTTTTTTCAAAAAAAAGTTGCGAATTTTTGCAACTTTTGTTGTTGTTTTTTTACAACACTATTAAAAATCAGTCCAACTATACCAGCGTTTGTTGAGATATTGACCATGCACAATAAACCCATATCTATCAATTAGTGGTTGTTGAAATTTCATCTGACTGTCCACTTGCCGTTTAGCGTTAGAAAATACAATATCTAATATTTTTCTCATCTGACATTCACTTCGATTTATTAACAGCCGTTGAGGCATGTGATTTATTTCTCTAGTTGCTGCTGCAACCAAAAGAAAATCATAGTATTGCATGTCTCGATTGGCAGTGACATACCGTCCACTTATCATCTTGTGTATCATTTTTCCTGGTCCGGAAATGTCGGCATAGATCTCTTCAATGTCATTGACATCTATATCGAAGTCTTCTTTTATGATCCATACATCGGTTATCTTGAGTTTATGTAGTTTTTGATAGAATGGATCTGCAGCCGGACTATTAGGTAACATGACCCAATGGCTTAATAATATTTTATCACTACCTGCAGATATGACCTTGGCCAACATGTCTTTGAAAGATTCAACACTTTGGCCTGGCAATCCCAAAACAAACGATGTAGGAATGACTTGTGTGGGCATGTTGGTGCGAAGACTTTGTAACAAAGTTTTATGTGATTCCCAACTCAGGCTAGGCCGATCAATGTTTTTTAATACAGTTTCATCAATATCTTGAAGACTCACGCAAGTATTGCTATCCCCATATACTTCCACGCTTCGGCGTATAAAATATTCCGTGGCATCTTTTTTTAATTTACTGGTGTTGCTAACTTTAAATTTAAAGTGTCGGCCTGGATCGTACAGAGACAATGCGTAGTCAAATGCTTTTATATCATCATCCCATTGACCAAAATTGGCATCCGTTTCGCTTATGATCAAATCTAGCTCGTGGAAGTAATCGATATCTTCTTTCCATCCGTGTGTGTGCCGAACTACTTTCTTGGTAAGATTCTGCGACCAATCACAGAATGTACATTTATACATGCATCCTCGGGCAAATTCTACACCCATACTGAATTTAGCGTCCAACCCTAATTTGAGTTTACTGTGATCGATACTGGCCTCAACAAATTCTTTTTGAGATGTATAAGCACTGATACTGTAGTAGAGAGGATCTTTCAACATTTCGTATGGATGGATCTTCTCTGTGTTGTTAATGTTTTCCACGATATTAACAAACTGTGTGGATTCAACAAGCCCTAGTTTATGATCGATGATCTGTTGAAAAGGCCGCTCACCATCACCATACACTACATAATCAACATAAGGATGTTTGTCAAAAAAGCCTGGCGTTGTGTGAGCAGTAAGTTCAGGACCACCGGCTACAATCACGCTGTTGGGCAATGCAGCTTTGATCTTCTCGGCCAATGAATATTGATATTGGGCATTCCAGGTATAAACACCGAGCCCTATCACATCGGGCTTTTGTTCTTGACAATCTGCTATAGATTGCTCTAGACTATCGACTAAAAAAAATTCAGGCATAAGCCATTCGATCTGTCCCTTACCATACAAGTTATACCAATGTCTCAAATAATAAATTGAAGGATTGATATAATATCCTCCGTGTCCCCACCTTGAGGTAGCCGGAGAATTGGTAAAAAATTTAATCTTCATGATGTATTTAAACAAAAAAACCCACCAATGGTGGGTTCTTTGTGATCAGTGAAACTGATTAGAAGTTGTACTGTGCGCCTACACCATATTGAGTGATGTCTGTAGTAGCGTCAATGAAACCTGCACGAGCATGGAAAGTCAATGCTTTGTTCATGGCGTATGATACACCAACCGCACTGGCAGTGTCACCGGTGTTGATCTTACCATAGCTGGCCAACACAGTTGCTTTTCCAAATGTCTGGCTCACACCAATGGTAGAAGCAGTTGTGCTCACGCTGGATACCTTGTCATCGGAATAGATACCGCTGATGGTGAATCCTGAACCAAATTTGTATTTGGCACCAACGCTGTTGGTTGTACTGGTACTGTCCGCATTGTTGTAGTATGCTACACCAGCAGAGAACGGACCGTGTTCATAGTTCAACCCAGCACTTTGTACATTGTTGGTATTAGCAGCTTCGGCGTTGGCGAACTCATAACGAGCAGTGAATCCTGCCACAGGAGCAGTCTTGAAGAACATGGCGTTCTGGATACGCACACCTTGTGCAGAGTGTGTGGTATCAGCTTGCCATGCATAGCTGGTTGGCCAGATAGCAAAGTCGTCCAGCAATACTTGTGCAGAATGCTTGTGACGGCCCACACCCAGGGTGCCCACATCCTTCAGACTCAGTGACAGGATACTGATACGATCACCCAATGTGGTAGCAGCAGGAGCGTCCATGGACACACCAGTTTCCAGTTGGAATCCGGCGGTAAGACCATCACCTATATCGTCAGCGAGTTTGAAACCAATACGACTGGAATCATTGGTTAATTTGGTATAAGAATTAGCTGTACCAAGTTTGTATGATTCTTCCCACATCTGAACTTTTCCATAAATGTCCAGTTTAGGAGCGGTTTGTGCTGCGGCAGCACCTGCGGCCAATGCTAGGGCCAAGAGTAAAGCATATTTCTTCATGAAGTTTTTCCTTGTTAATAAAGTAGCTAGATCAGAACGATCTCACGGATGGCGTTCTATAGTTATACTATAGTAAAGACATTTACATGTCAAGCGTCTTTGGTAATCCGGCGTCAACTCCCCGTTGGCGCTGCTAAGAATATTTATGTGCCACCACAATAACCAGACTATTTTACGACTAATTTGGCTGCTTCTGCGTCAGAATAGGTTGAAGGAATCAGATTTGCCTGTGGTGGAACCGTGGCCGGAGTGGCCGGTATGTTGGTATCCACCCCTACATTCACTGCACTCAATGCAGCAATATTCCTACCTTCTCTCAAGCAGGCCACTATGGCCTGACCACCTTGTGTGTTGAGATCTGCTACTGTTTCAAGGAATTGACTAGGGCCATTCGCTTGAGTGTTGAGACCATAGTTAGGTAAACTCTGCACAAAACTCATGATTGGCCCTCTCCCTGTGGTCAATAAATTAGGAATGTCTATACTGGCCAAAGATAGATTGGTATTCTCGGTACTTAAACTTGAGGCCATATCGGTGAAGTTGGTATTTAGGTTAGCACTTTGTGTGGGATAAGAACTTTGGATGCCGGATACTTCGGACGAAGCGTTACTGATTAACGCACTCAATGCCAAATCCACATTGCCATATGTTCCTGCTCCTGGACCAGGCGGTATGTCCACAGTATTTCCTACACCTGTATTATAAACTCCATCCACAGTGTCTTTCATTCGCACATAGGTCACTGTCAATGTACCAAGTATACCTGCTGTGGTCATTGAATTGATCGTAGTAGTCACATTGGTGAGATCACTGGTAAATGGTATGCCTACTGCTGCTCCTAGCAGGTCGGTTATGACCAATGTACCATTTGGCCCACTTCCTGTGGCATAGGTACTATTGTAATATGCAGCCACCGACGCCGGTACTGCCTGTTGTAATGCAGATATTGCTGGTAGATCCCTTGTGGTCTGCATACTGCTAAACGCTGCCGACAATTGAGCCAATGACAGGGTGCTGATATTTTTAATTTGTTGCAAACTGACCTGTATGGCTTTGTTGGCCAATGCTTGATCTGAAGGTATGATTCTATTGAGTCTCTCATATGTGATGGTATTTGGGCCGGCCAAAGTCAACACATATTGTGGCAAATAGATCAGCAATTTTGAATTTACTACACCTTGGTCATTATCATATATGGCTCTCAATACCGATGTGGCATCTTGATTGTAAGTTCTCACTGTGAGGCTAGGATAACTGTTGGGAAATATCTTTACAGGATTCAACAAGTCTGCCATGGTCGTGATGTTTGCGGTGGTCACACCAAATATGGCCAACACCTGTTCTAGATCAGTTCCTGTGATATTCTGCATGCCAATGTAGGCCAATCGTTGTACATTGGTATCAACATTGATACTAGGATTGGTGAGATCACCAACGCTGGCTTCAGTTAACCCAGCCTGTATCAATGCGGTACGGATCCCTGGGGTGATATTTGTCAGTGTAACCAACTGTCTAAACAATGCAGCAGGAGATCCAAAATTTCCTAAATTGTTCAAATCAATCAACTGTCCGAGTCGAGCAAGATCGGCACCAAATGTTCCTGTGGCCAAAGTAGCATCACTGAGGTTCCCAGTGATCAAACTGTTCATTGTGGTGAACGTAGATCCAAGATAGGTCTGGCTGTTGACACTGGTGTTGATGTAATCGTTGGTGGTGAGTACATAACCCTGGGCAGCAGAAAATACTTGTGCAAACACAGTGACATTTCCATTACCAAGATAACTACTGCCTTGTGCTGTCACTATACCGGTGAATCCTGATAATGCATTGGTCCCTAACCCGGAATAGGCTGCTGGTGTGTTATCGGCCAGAGCCGGGACAGTGCCGGAACAGAATGTGACCAAGTTGCTTAAAGTGCTGGCGCTGATGTTGGCAGCAGTATTAGAATAAGCAGCACTCACAGCGGAAAAATAAGTCGAGATCAGGGTGGTACCAGTATAACTGCCAACCGCCGCCGTCCAGGTATTAGCCAGCCCTATACCGCCATTGTTGCTCAATGTAGCGCCGGCAATCATTTGTAAAGGTGTTAGTACACTTACTACCATAATTTATTCTGCAAAAACATCCTCACTGCCTTGAGCCACAGCAGTACATCCAGTCAGCGTGTCGCCCACTCTGGCCAGGGGCTTTCCATTCACAAACACTGATTCGCTGCCTCTGGATATGGAGGGAGCATGAGTCGGGCATGTGGGACTACCAGGAAGTTGGTGTGCAGTTGAATTATCACCTTGTCTTGCCGCAGCAATGCCATTTATGAAAACATCTTCGCTACCCATAGCGATAGTGTATCCACTGCAATGTGGAATTCCTCGATCACCTTTTCTAGCGGCTGCGGGCACGTTCAATCCTTACAAGTCTTAAAAATTTATCATTCCATCCATCAATTTCTTCATGCTGTTCCTGGGTGTGTGGACCTGGGGGTATTTCAGGAAGAAACTCTATCACATGATCGAAATCATCTGGGATATCTTCATAGAGATCATACTCATCCAGGATGTTGCCACGCATGATCACAAATCTATGTCCCATGCTTTATTTATGGGTGCAAAATGTCAGACCAACTGGATATTGGTAGTGCTTTGCATGTACTGGTCAGCAAATGCTTTATCGCTGGCCACTGCCACAGTCACTGTGGTTTTGCTCAAAGAGATATCTTTGTCTGGTGACACAGTAAACAAATAAGGCATAAGTCCCGGTCCTTTAGCGCCCATAGCAATGACCATGGGTTTTGAAAGTTTGTAGTGTGTGGCAGTTTCTTCATTGAGTCTGGCCACCAGTTCCTCACCTGATGTGAGTTTGAATGTGACCACTTCGTTTGCGCTGACGCCTTTATCAATTAACATTTAATCTCCGTATCCGCCGGCGGTTTCTTCAATGTATTTTCTCAGTTCTGTGAATCCGCCAACGTGATTGTTATTCACAAAAATCTGTGGTACTGTTCTTGCTGTGGGTACTGCTTCTAGCAAGTCTTCTCGGGTAAACCCATATCCGATTTTCTTTTCTTCATATGCGATGTTGCGTTGCTCTAATAGAGCTTTGGCTTGGTCGCAGAATGTGCAATTGTCTTTGCTCCATACTATGGCTTTCATTGTATTCTCCTTAAAGATTTGGTAATTGATCGTAGTCGAGGCTTTCGCTCATCACGCCGATAACATAGTTAGTTGATTCATTCTCTTGCAGTGCAGTTTGTTTCTTTGAAGTATCCGAATGTTTGTTGAACCATGGAATAGGTGTGCTCCTAGGTGCCGATGATTGATACTTAATTCCTATATCTTTGAGAGCACCCACTGCTGTATAATCCACAAAGTCTTTAAGGATATTGGCATTGAGTCCAATCACTGGACCACGGTTAAACAAATAGTCGGCCCAGGCTTTTTCCTCACGGATCACATCCATGTATAACTCGTATACTTCGGCTTCACATTCTGCTTTGGCCTCGGCAAAGCGTGGATCTTCTTTGACCACTTGATTGATCATGAACGCGGTCCATTCTTTGTGCAACAGTTCGTCCTGTAAGATCAAGCTGATGATATTGCCATTGCCGATAAAGATCTTGTTCTCTACCATGGCCAAACTTGTGGCAAATGACACCATGAATCTAAATGCTTCCAATGCATAGCTGGCATGCAGCGCCATCCATATGGCTTTTATGTGACTTTTTTCACTCACTGTCTTTGGATTGATTTCTTTGAAGCAATTCAACACATGTAGTTTGTCATAGTAATCGCCTACACTTGATGCCATGTCAACGATCTCTTGAGTGTCATGGATGGTGTTGAACACATCTTTGGGCACATTGTAGATATTGCGGATGATGTGGCTGTAGCTTCGACTATGGATGTTGGTCTCAAAGAAACTCCAGTTATACATCAAGGCTTCTAGTTCGGGCAGGCTCACGCAAGGTGTGAATACTTGTGCTGGGCCTCGCCCTTGCAGACTATCTAATGCTGTTTGTCGCAACAGGTTGCTAGTAAAGATATGTTTGACTGCGTCGCTCGCATCTTTAAAGTCATTGGCATCCTTGCTGAGACTGATCTCTTCAGGTACCCAAAAGAAACCACGAGCGGTCTGCTCGATCTTTTGTATCTTGTTGTACTTGACTTCTTCGAATCGTTGGATGGTAACTGGACCTTCAGGATCCAAGAACATTTTGCGATTAAGATAATCCGTTTTTGTGTGTAGGTTATATTGTGCTTTTGACATTCAATTTTCAGATATACTATAACTAAATGTTACACCAGTTTCTTCGATCCATCTATTCCAATATTTTTGCCATGTAGGATCAACAACTGGTTTATTAACATCAAATGTGGCTTGATCTTTCCATATATATCCCGTTCCGGGTACCTTCTCTATCAATCCATCGTCGACCCATTGTTGTCTAATTTCAGTTTGGCGATCCGAGGCTAGCGCGAACTCATCTTGCTCTGCTTGTGGCAAGGTGGCGGCCCAATTTTGGAAAAGGATTGGTGTTACTCCCTCGGGCCATGTATATTCAAATTTTTGTAATATTTTCATTTTTATCTCCTAAAGTTTACATGACTCACAATCCTCTTGATCATCAAAATCAATCGGCATGAGCGGTGCGTCGGCGGTCGCTTCTTTACTACCCTGTTTGTTAATCAAACTATAATAAAAAGTTTTTAGTCCCCATGCATGCGATTGCATGAGATTTTTAGCAATCAATGTGGTAGGGACTTTGCGATCCTCAAAATGTGCAGGGTTATAGAATGTATTGGTAGAGATACTTTGATCCACATACGCGGCTATTACCGCAGCGGTTTTGAGATACCCTTCACAATCTTTCTGATCCCACATCATCTGGTATTTATTTTTTAATTTGTGATATTCAGGAACCACTTGTACAAAACTACCGGCCTTGCTTTCTTTTACTGATATCAGGCTCATGGGCATTTCAATGCCATTGGTTGAGTTGATCACCACTGAACTGGATTCCACAGGTGCCACTGCCATTTGTGTGGCGTTACGCACACCATGTTGTTTCATGTTAGTGCGTAGTGTTTCCCAATCCAGTTCCGGAGCAAAGTCAGTGAGTTCATTTACACCCTTGGCTCGTAGTTCCCAAGGAAATACCCCTTTGCCATATCTTGTGTGTTCACTACCCAAACAAGCACCGCGTTCTTGTGCCAGTTCCACACTAGCTTCTGTAAGATAGAACGCCATGTGTTCCATCCAGATTTTGATTTCAGCTAGAGCATCCTTCTCCCCGTAGCGCAAGCCTCTTTTGGCATGCCAATAGGCGAGGTTGGTGATGCCGATGCCGAGTGGTCGGATTTCATCGTTTGACAGCTTTGATTGGATGGATAAGAAGTCTTGGTAATCAAGAATGTTATTGAGACTGCGGTGCAGAATGCGGGCAGCGCGACGCAGATCTTCTGGATTACGGAAGGCTCCCCAGTTGAGACTTCCCAATGTGCAAAGTGCGATGCGACCATCAGTATCATCCAGCCGCTTAAAGGAACGAGTAGGTAAAAGTATTTCACAGCATAAGTTACTCTGGTAAATGGTGTGATATTCCGGATCAAACGGTCCCTGGTTCATCACATTGTCAATGAACACTAGATATATACGTCCAGTGTCTGTTCGTTCTTTGAGAATACCACTCTTGAAAACTTCCTCCGCAGCCATCGTCTTCTTACGCAGGCCTTTCTGCTTTTCATACTTGACGTAAAGTTCTTCAAAAAGTTCAGTATCTTTATAAAATGCTTCATATAAGTCAGGAACCTCGTTAGGGTCAAAGAATGTTATGTTCTCTCGGTTCTTGAAACGCCGCCAGAAAAATGCGGATAGAACCACACCATAGTCCATGTGTCTGACTCTAGTTTCTTCTGTGCCTTGATTGTTCTTGAGAACAATAAGATCATCAAACTGATGATGCCAAATAGGATAAAAAACAGTAGCACTTGCATTGCGGATACCTCCTTGTGAGCATGAGCGTAGGTCACCGAACCACTTCTTCAAGAAAGGTATCATGCCGGTGTGCATGATCTCTCCACCACGGATAGGACTGCCTAATGGGCGCAGTCTTCCAATCTCAAGACCAATGCCGGCTCGCTTGCTGGCATATTTGGCCATCATCTCTCCCGAGGCAAATATGCTATCCAGGTCATCATCACTACGGATAAGAACGCAAGAACTGAATTGCTTGGTAGGTGTTCCCAATCCAGCCAGCACAGGGGTAGCGAGTGTAAACAAACCATCACTGGCTGCATTGTAATATTCTTTGATATAACGCATCCTGGCTGTGTTGGGCTCTTCCTTGTGGAATACTGTGGCCGCAGCAACCATGTAACGAACTTGAGGTGTTTCATATGTTTCTTTAGTGGCACGATTCTTTACTAGATACTTTTCAATCAACTGCTCGATGGCAGCATAACTCAGCGTCTCGTCTTTGTCATGATCAATCATGTCCTGCATGCGGTTCCAGTCGTCCTCTGAATACCACTCCAGCAGTTCAGGAGTATACAGCCCGGTGGCCACATTCTTCTTTACGATTTCATACAAGTGCGGAGGATCGTAACTGCCATAAACATCTTTGCGTAGCATTGATAGGCGTTGCTTGCCGGCCACATATTGATAGTTGGTATGTCCTACATCAGGATTTGATTCTACATCAATGAGATCCACAATAGCTCTCAGTGTGATACCATCAATCTCTTTGGTAGTGATGCCATCGTAAAAATGCATCTGTGCTTTGATCTCTACCATGCTTTGACTTACGTCTGCTATACCCGAACATACCTTGGCAATCTGTGTCTGCCATTTTTCTAGTGCTAGTGGCTCTCTGCGGCCATTGCGTTTGATAACTGTGATCTGTGTCATTTCTGCTCAATATAGTTGTTGTTTTACTTCGCTTTGCGCGATCTGATGTTTGCTTTGTTGGAGACGGGTATTTAAGCCAAGGTCGCGACCCCAATTCAATATATATTTTCCACCTTGAACTTGGACTAAATTGCCTTGTTCGGTCTCTATCAATTCAGCGTCTTGCATATCATCACGGTCCAGCACAGTGATAGTATACATGATTCCCAACCCGCGAGCAAGATCACAATAGATATTATCGCTCAAAAGTTGCCAAGGATCAGGCCAATCTTGCCGATCGTCCCAGTGTAAATGGTATGCACGCCAAGGAGTTTGTTGCCACCAAGCATTGATCTCTTTCAATGCTTCGTGTGCAGGAAGATCTCGAACACGATCGCGCAACGAGTTCCACGCCGCAAGGCGTTGTTCAAAAGTTGAACACCACATTAGGCAAGTCTGGTTACTGAATAATTTATAATGGCATCAGTGCCAGTGTTTGTGGTTGCTGCTGTCCAACTTACCACGCTGGCTGTTTCGCTTTGACCAAATGCTACGCCAACTGATGCATTTTGTACGCCGGTGTCGGACCCTTGTATATTAGTACCCGATGCATCTGTGCCGGCCACGATGGTATATACACCAGTGCGTGTATTTACACCTCGAGTTATTGTGTAATTGATTTGAACAGCACGAACCGCGGTGGCATTGAAAGTTAATATAGTCTGCGAAGCGTTGTTGGTCAGTGTGCTCCGAACTCCGGTTTCACGAATATACACGCCTTGTTGTATCTGATTAGCACTGTCAATGGCTATGCTGACCCCGGCGTTGATGTTGATACGAGGATAGGTAGTAGAATAGGCAGAGGTACGTTGGAACATGTCACCGATACTGACATTGTTTTGTCCTATGAAATCGATTACTGATGCAGATGGCGCAGTGGTTCCATTAAAGTGATTGCCTACATCATAGAACATGTTGTATCCACTGGCATTCAGTTCAGTATTGGCTGCGATACTAATACCCTGCTCATAGATGTTATCAAAAACATTGCCCAGGATACGGAATCCTGTAGGACCGCCGTTGATCGGTGTGGGGTCACCTAACAAGATGCCTTGATACAAGGTATCAAATGTGCTTTCGGTAATCAACACACCGGCTACTTGATTGGGTGTGTTGATTCCCCAGGTGGTGCCACTGAACAGGCATCTACGGAAAGTGATATTGTTGCACACCAAGCTCAATGTGGATGAGAAGCGCACGCCGGCTATGTTGTCAACAGTATCCACTAGATCAGCTGGTACTAATGAGCCTTGGAAACTCACATCTACGAAAGTGCATTGGGTAGCATCTTCCACCAAGAACACATCCGCCAGTTCCAAACTTTCAAATCCCATGTTGGATATCATGATATCGCGTGGAGGTGTGGCTCCATTGTTGCCAATGTTTACACCTGTTTGCTGTAAACTATCTCCAAATCTTGCCACATACTCACTGAGCGCAGAAGTAGGGCTGGATGTGTCTAACACGATCACGCTGGAGTTGATACCTTCACCATACAACATAGCATAAGGTGGAATCACAATTGATTCATTGACTAGATATCTACCTGCTGGAAAGAACAACGAACGGCGTATTTGTGGATTAGATTCTCTGCAATACAATTGATACAGAGCACGGTTGATGGCTTCGGTGTCATCTGTGACGCCATCGCCAACTGCACCAAAATCCAATACACTAGCAAATTGATCTAGCCATTGCTGTAGATTTAAACTTACCGGGCTGCCTGATGTGGCACCGGTCTGTACTGTATATCCAGCAGCCTCACCCTTGTAGGTATATGCGCCGCCTACTAAAAGAAGATCAGTAAACTCAGTGAGAATTTCTGTATTACCTATTACAGGAGCGCCGTCTTGTAGTGTGCCGTTGCCAATGTACAATCGGCGGTCATCAATGGCCCAGCCTAATTCTGCGCCAGCTAATTGCGGCAGGTTTTCTGCGAGACCTTTGCGGTTTGTTATTCGTGATACTTGAACTATTGCCATGGGAGTCCTAATTCTGTGCTGTATTTAGCCAGAATCCACCTGGGCTGCTAGATGTGCCGGGTGTAGTATTCTTCTACTTTGCGCCACCACAGATCACGGTATCGATCATATTCTGTGCCCTCTAGCACAAACTCTTGATATTGTGGTTTTGAAATGAGATTGTGATTCTCATCAAGATTGGGTTTCACACACATGAGGATCACGCCTTTGCGTATGCTTGTGCCATGCAGTTCATTGTGCGCTTCTGCATAAGCACATAACTGTACAAAGTAATCATCAATCCATTCGCGTTTTTTAGGCTTGTTGGTCTGCTTGTAATCCAGTATGGATTCTTGATTCAAGTGTAGGCCGGCACCGTCTGTGGTGCCTGCGTAGATCTTGGGAAAGTATAAGGGAACTTCAATACCCCAAAACTCTGACACATTTTTCAATCCTTCACGGATCACAGTCTTGGCCATCTCGTGACTTGACCACGAAAAAGGATTAGTTCCTCGTTCTTTGATCTCGCCCTTTTTCACATAGTCCTCAAGATAGGTATGCATCCTGGTACCACGGTTGGCTGCCTCTGTGGTTATCTGTTGTGCTTTTTCCACACCCACGGCACGCCGCCAATTATGCAATGCTGCTTTGCTGGCCTCACTCTTGGTCTTGTCAAGGATAGTGGTCACTGATGGTAGATTGTTACCATCTGGTGTGGCATAAAATCGTTTACCTTCTATTGTGACTCTGGGTATGGGTTGATAATTAAATTTTGGATTGTACAAGTTAAACTCTAAAACTTTCTCCACATCCGCAGCGATCTCGCTCGTTAGGATTAGAAAATTCAAATCCTTCGTTGAGGCCTTGGCGAACATAGTCCACGGTCATACCTGATAGATATACTTCGTGTCGTTTGTCCACTATCACAGAAAAACCTGGTTGAGCATAGTTTATCGTGGTATCGTCGGCAGTGTGTTGATCAATGTATTCTAACACATAAGCCAATCCAGAGCAACCTGTAGTTTTTACTGCCAACCGGATACCCACACCGCCGCGTTTCTCTAGCAATCTTTGGATTTTGGTTCGGGCAGTATCAGTTAACGAGATCATGCCTGTTACGGTAATCTGCTACTGCGGCTTTGATGGCGTCTTCAGCAAGGATGCTACAATGGATTTTGACAGGTGGCAGCGCGAGTTCTTGAG